CTATCCCGCAACTTTCAACGCCGCCGCCACGTGCCCGATTACGTCATTAAAGCGATGCACCCGAAACTGAAGTCGTCTCTAACGAACATCTACGATGAACCTTTCCAACGTTGGAACTTTGTGTACTAATGTCTATTGATTTTGTTTTTAGTGAGGTTATCCCGGAGGACTCCACAATCGCCCTCGGCGACGTTCATGGCCAAATAGATCTGCTTGAGCAGTTTGTTGATTGGGTCAGGAATAGCGGTGCCCGCATTGTGCTGTTAGGCGACTTATGCGATCGCGCTAAGAACCCTGGCGACGACCTTCGAGTTCTTGAACTTGTTCGCGAGCTGTGCGAGGATCCAGACAAGTTCGGGTTGGCATCTTGCACGAGTTTGCAAGGAAATCACGAACGACTTCTGTTAAACGCACTAGAGGGCCACGGTTATTCAGATTGGGTCCGAAATGGCGGAGATTACGAGAACCTTGAGAACTTTCGTGAGTACGAACCTTGGCTACATTCCCTTCCTTTCTTTGTAACAGTGAATGACACCTTGTTCTCACACACCGGTGGCTTCTATGGCGTAGACCCCGCAATTTTCCTTGATTCAGAGGATGCCAGGGAGCAACTTGTGTGGGCACGGGAAGCTCCTTCGAAAGGTTCCGGTTTAGAAAAGTGGAGAAGCACTTTGAAGAAATCGGTGTTTGGTCACTCCCCCAAAAGTGCGATGCCTTACAGGGTTGGAGATGCGATTTGCATCGACACTTGCGCGTTCGATACTGGTGTGCTCACTGCTTACAACTCCACCTACAGCACGTTTACTCAGTTTGAGTTGGAGGTATAATAGATTCAAGGGAGAGAGTTTTCTTAGCGGTTTTCTTTCTCCCCCAAAATCGCTAAACAGAATTATGCTACCTAACGAACGATTCGCGTTGAATTGTCTTCAGCGCTATGCAGAAAATGGAGATATTGTGGACGCTTCTAATGGGCAGTTCGCTCATTGTCCGCAGCCAGAAAGATACGGGGATAAAGGCTATTATTTAACTTGGGAAGACCATCAGCATCAAGGTTTGCTACAATCCAAGGACGTCGGCGAATGTTGTTTCTTTGTTGGTCATGCTAAGAAATGGTTGCTGGAATGTGACCCTTTGCCTGAAAACTACTTTGAGTTGTGGGATATCTATGATGAGTACGTGAGGAAGCAAGCGGCGGAGAACGCGAAGAAAATGAATGAGGTATTGCATGCCGAAAAGGATGAAAATGGGAAGAGTAGGCATTCGGTGAGTAATGCGAAGAAGATGCTTGAGAAAATGCATAAGGAGAAAAATGAAGAAGGTAAGAGTGTGCAGGGAGTAAAAAATGCGGGGAGATTGAATAAGGAAAAGAATAAAGAAGGGAAGAGTGTTAATGCTGTGAAAGGCGCTGTGAAACTGAATGAGTTGTTGCATAAGGAGAGGAATGAAGAGGGGAAGAGTACACATGCAGTTAGTATGGGGAAGAAAGGTTCGAAGAAAACAAATAATCAAACTTGGGAGTCTAAGGTTGATGGTTTTCGTTC